TTGAGTGGTATTGGAATAAAAAGGGTGATTCACGAATTGATTTGAATTGGGGTGAAATAACTGATGGAAAATAATGGCGCAAAGTTAATTAAAAACTGTCTTGAGACGCCAGACGGAACAATTCTACAATCAAGACACAGACATGATTATCAGGAATATACTGATGCAAATGGTAAAAATTATATGATTGATGGCGGGTTATCTTATGTAAGATGCTCTTGTCATGGTGATGAGATTCATCATACTGTTTGGGATGATGACCCATTCGATAAAGTTCGTGAAGCAATGGAATGGGGTAGTCGTGGACCTAATGGCGATCAACCGCTCACATATAAAAAGTTGTGTGATATGTCTACTGAACATATCGAAGCAGTATTAGAAAATGTGTCTGATATTGTTCCGCAATTTAAGCGGGCATTCAGATTAGAACTTGAATTTAGAAGTATAAGAGAGGAAATATAATAGTATGAAAATGTTGAGTAATAATGTTCTCGTGACAGAAATTGAAAAAGAACAAAAGACAGCGGGCGGTATCATTTTAACAGATCCGGGTAATATTGACAAAGCAGTTCAACCTGGATTAGTTCTTGCTGTTAGTCCTGCGATTCATGCAGAAGGTGAAATCAAACAAGGTGATGAAGTTTATTTAGAATGGCCCAAATCAATGCCAATTACAATTGATGGCAAAAAAGCGGCGATTATAGATAGGTTATTCATTAAAGCGGTTGTGTAATGGAAAACAGTCCCATCAACACTTTACAGCAGTTGATGACAATCACAATGGAAGAATGCGGTGAATTGACACAACGATGCAGTAAAATCATGCGTAAGTATGAATCACTAGATCAAATCCAAGAAGATCAACGCAAGAAATTAATTGAAGAGGCAGGCGATGTTTATTGTATGCTTGATTTGATGGTTGAACATGGAATAACTGATTGGCGTGAACTGAATGATCGATCTGAAGTTAAAGTGAATAAACTTAAAAAGTGGAGCACTTTGATCAATGAGTAGAAAGTATGTGGTTGTTGATTCAATTGTACACTTCAAGCATAGGTATGTGATTCCGAAAGATGAATTACAAGAATTGAATCCTGATGCACCTGTACAATTAGGATGGGCAGAAGAATGCGTAATGGCAGAAGAGGCAAATCCTGTGTCACAACGCATGCTTGATGAGATGATTGTCGATGTTGTTGAACTTGATGAACCAATGGCATTAGATTACACAAGAAGAGAAAATCCGCACTATGGTAATATACCGGATGACTTAGTGCTAGCAATGATAAAAGGATGGAAAGATAAATGAAATATGTAGTTATTGGAACACCCGTCTGTGGTTATTGCAGACAAGCAAAAGCAGTCCTTGAGCAAAAAGAACTTCCTTATGAGTACAAATGTCTCACAGAGGTTGCACCAGCAGAGCAAGATCGACTGATGGGAATCGCAGGTAAAGAGTTTAGAACAGTTCCTCAAATATTTACAGTTGATAATGATGACTGGGGTTATGTTGGCGGTTACACTGAACTAGCGGCATCACTAAAATGAGTGGTCAATGGGCAGGCGGAAAAGGTAGCAAGCAACGTAAAGTTGGTGACCAGAAAAAGTTCGAAAGCAACTGGGATGCAATCTTTGGCAAGAAAGATAAACCATCTGCTGTTGATGATTGCGCAAAAGTAACTGCTGAAAGCGCCGCAAAGAAAAAAGATGCAAAATAGTGACGTAGCAATTATTTACGGAATGACAGGATGCCTTCATTGTTTGAAGAGTGAACAATTGTGTCAATCACTAGGTATTCCATATATGCATAAGAATGTAATGGAAGAACCTAATTTAACTGAATTTAGAGAGTTATTTCCAGGAGAAATAAATGTCCCGCAAGTGATTTGGAAAAATCAACATTGTAAAGGATATACAGAATTTACAAACTTAGTTAAACAACAAATGGAAACAGGAGCAATATAAAATGAGTAAAGGTGTTAAAGATGTCACCACGCAAGAAGTTATTGATATGTTGAAAGATGGCCCACACGAGGTTATTTTTGAAAAATTAGACGGCACCGTCCGTCAAATGACTGCAACATTAAATCAAGATTTTCTTCAAACATATAATCCAGTATCAGTCAGTGATGTTGTAAGAGAAGATAAGAAAGACGGTAAAGACATAAAAGCACTTGCTGTATTTGAAATCTGTGATACAGGTGATCATCAATGGAGATCATTTAGGTTAGATAAATTGATGCAAATAGGCGTTCAAAAAGTAAATTATGTCGGGAACTAATCTTATATCAGATCGCATATCTAAGGAATGTGATCAAGGATTGCTAAGTCAAGTAGAGGTTCTTCATTCGTGTGAAGAACCTTCACAAAGTAAAAAATCAATACTTGTAATTCATTCTTTACCTGATGATCCTGATGTACAAAAGTTAAAGGATCATGGATGGAAAAAGTATAATAAACTAGTATTTGTTTCTCACTGGCAACAAGAGCAATTCTTTTTGTATTTCGGTATTCCTTATTCTGCTGGAACAGTTTTGTATGATGCGATTGAACCTTTACCTGTTCACACTAAACCTAATCCTGAAAAGGGTAAATTGCGATTAATTTACAATTTGCCTGTCGAAAGAGGATTAGATTATTTGTATGTTGTTTTTGATGAATTATCTAAACAATATGATCAATTGCATTTAGACGTTTACTGTGATTTAGACGAACTTGATAATGATCAATTAGATCTGAAAAACAGATTAAAAAATCATCCTCAAATATCATACAAATCTCGAGTTTCTAATGACAAGATAAGAAAGGCATTAGAAAAAGCACATATCTTTGCTTATCCTTGTGTCTGGCAAGAAACTAGTTGTTTAGCATTGATTGAAGCATTGTCAGCAGGATGCTATTGTGTTCATTCAGGATTGGGTGCGCTAAAGGAGACAAGTTTAGGCATAACTCAAATGTATTCATTCCAGGATGACAAACAGAAACATATAGATACTTTTTATGTCGAGTTGAAGAAAGCGATATTGTTACATAATCACAGTTACGATTACGTGAAAGTAAACACTGATACAATGAAGGCAATTGCAGATTACAAATATGACTGGACAATACGAGAAGGTCAGTGGAACAAATTACTCGAAGATGTTTTATCAAGCGGTTGACAAAATGTTTCATATAATATATAATGTTCAGTATATGAAACAAATCGGAGTTATAAATGCCAGTTGCAAAACCTAAAAAGAAGACAGTACGTAGACGCAAACTTACGGGTATTAAGGGTGCGCCAATGGATTCCTTTGTCAAATGTAAAGATTACTTTCACTTTGAGGTTGAACGCAAAGAGATTGTTGCTCTTGTAAAGGATTATGTAAGAAAGGATTTCAGTAAAGATGATGCTAAGTCAATCCTTGCTAATCCAGAATACACGTTATACATGTTTGCTTTTCATGCTGCTACGATTCATTGGATGAACAATGGATTAGAGTTTGAAGGTAAGTATGCAGAGTATCGTGATAAGTGTCGTCCGTATTTTGAAGGATTGATTGATCGTGGAAATCAAATCATCGAAGACAAAAAAGGTGATCCTGAAGAAACCAAGACACCTGTTGTTCGATTGAATCCTAAGCAGTTAATGCAAAACAAATTCAATGCAACGCTTGCTGTTGAACTTGATGATCTAGAAGAAGATTGGATATCAGGCAAAAAGTCGACTATTGATTTATATGCTCGATTTAAGAAACATGATCTGAAACCAGCATTCGTTCCTTTCGCAAGACAAATAGTAGAGTTTTGGTTGCTCGAATACTCTGATGCATATGACAAGAAGTGCGAACAGGCAATGGAAGCGCATGAACATGTCAAACGAACTGAACTCAAAAGACGTATCAAAGTTTGTTTAGATATGTTGACAGATCTTGACCGCATTGTTCAGGCAGGTAAGGCACAACGTAAAACACGAGCGCCTAAACCTAAGACAGCAGATAAGCAAATCGCAACCTTGAAATATCAGAAAGAAGATCGTGATCTAAAGGTTGTTTCGATTAATCCCGCAACGATCATAGGCGCTGGACGTTTACTCGTCTTAAACACGAAGACACGCACGTTAACTGAGTATGTTACTGATAGACGTGACGGATTTGAGATTAAAGGCACAACGCTACAAGGATTTGACTTTGATAAAGGTAGGACAAAGACCCTGCGTAAACCCCAAGAGTTTATCCCGATTGCATTGAAAAAGACGGTTAGGCAGTTTGATAAATTGTTCGAAGCATTGACAACTAAAGAGACGAAACCAACAGGAAGAATTAACGCAGATTGTATCCTGTTAAGAGCAGACAAATGAGTAAAGTAATTGATTTTCGTGAAGCAGTAACGAAACTCAAACAAAAACTTGAGTTCGAACAATTAGAAAAGCAAATAGATGATCTTGATGATTTTAGTTATTTGCGACAAACAATTGACGATAAGAATGATTATGGAACATTTAGTTTGTCATTCGCTTACGTGATTACTAAAGAAGTTATTGAATCTATGGAAGTTATGGGTTATGATATTGAAGGTAATCCTGACACAGTTTTTGATATTGTGAGTATTGTCGAATCAATCAGAGCATTGTTTCATCGTGCTAGTAAACAAGATTATGCATATCAGGCAGTTGCTGATACAGTATTTGATATTGACGATCCTCGTGAAGCACTTGATAATATTTTAGATGCGATAAGAAAGGAACCTTTCCCAGAATGATAAATGAATTTAACAGAGTATTAGATCAGCAAGAATGTGATACGTTGATCAATGCTTTTGAAAACAATAAAGATTTGCATGAGCGGTTTGATAGTGACAATCGTCCGAGTTTTACGCAACTCAATATAACAAGTAATAATATCGAGAAAAGTTTACAGAATGTTATTGTTCATAAAGTGTTCAAAATGATTGAAATGTATCGTGAGCAAAATCCTTATCTTATTCAATCGCCCGGATTAGAGCAATTAAGAATCAAGAAGTATAACCCGGGCGGAGACCAATTTGATTGGCATATTGATGTGTGTGATCATACATCAGCAGTTAGAGCACTTGCTATCCAGATGTATTTAAATACAGTTGATGAAGGTGGAGAAACACACTTTAATGTGCAATCTAAAGAAAAAATAATTAAACCTATAGCAGGAAATGGTTTTTGTTTTCCTCCTATGTGGATGTTTCCTCATTGCGGGAAACCGACTGAATCACAACCAAAATATATTTTGACAACATATCTACATTACGTGAAAGATTGATATATAATTATATGATAATGAAAAATAATGGAGTAAGTTATGATCCTGGTAGATCTTAATCAGGTAATGATTTCAAATCTGATGGCACAGATAGGTAATCACACTGATGCGAAACTGGATGAAAGTATGCTAAGGCATATGATCTTAAACACACTACGATACAATCGACAAAAGTTTAACAACGAATTTGGTGAACTTGTCATTTGTGCTGATGATAGGAACTATTGGCGTAGGCAACTATTCCCGTATTACAAAGCAGCACGAAAGAAAAGTCGTGAAGATTCAGAGATGGATTGGTCGTCAATATTCAACTCTCTTAACAAGATTCGTGAAGAGTTAAAAGAGTTCTTTCCTTATAAAGTAATTCAAGTCGAAACTGCTGAAGCAGATGATATTATCGGTGCGATTGTTCATCTTGAAGGTCGTGATCTAAACATCGGTGAACCTATCTTGATTCTATCAGGCGACAAGGATTATGTTCAGTTGCACAAATACGCAAACGTCAAGCAATACGATCCAACACGTAAGCGGTGGATTCGACACGCTGATCCAGAAGAGTTCTTGTACGAACACATTGTACGAGGTGATGCATCTGATGGTGTGCCTAACGTATTGTCTGCTGATAACTGTTTTGTGGTCAACACGAGACAAAAACCAATCACTAAGAAACGTCTTGCGGAGTGGAAATCAACAGAAAACCGCAACGAAGATGTACAACGCAATTTCAAACGGAATGAAATGCTTGTAGATTTATCAATGATTCCCGAAGATATTAAAAATGAGGCAATTGATAAATACAAAAGTGATGATGTGAATGATAGAAGTCAACTTCTTAATTATTTCATCAAAAATAGATTAAGACATTTAATGGAAAATATACAGGAATTTTAAAATGAATACAACATTAGGTATGGGCGAGATTGTAAGTGAAACAATCAAAATCCAAAAGAAAGTAGATAAAGTTGCATACTTGAAAAAGCACAATTCAAAAGAACTTAGAAACATTTTGAAACTTATGTATGATAAAAGTTTAGAGTTTAATATCCCGAATAGTGCACCGCCTTATACGCCAACAGAGCATCCTGACACACATGGTGCATTGTATCGTGAAGCAAGAAAGTTGAAGTATTTTGTGAAAGGTTATGCCGGCGATCAATTACCACAAGCGAAGCGTGAAAACTTGTTTATTGAAATGCTTGAGAGTGTTCATCCAACCGATGCAGAATTGTTAGTTAAAATGATAGCACAAAAACCACTTAAGGGTTTGCCGCCATCTGTCATTAACGGATTGTCTCCGGGTTTAGTTCCTGAGAAACCATCCAAGAAAGGTCAGCAAGAAACAGAAGAAGAGTAGCAACTATGTCAAAAAAGAAAGGATTTCGTGATTGGTACGAAGAGTCAGAACCTTCTGAACGATTTAAGAAAACTGATTCTAAGCGCTACGATAAGAAACGAAGTGCGATACAAAAGGCTAGAAAACAAAAGGCGAAACAAAAAAGTTCATATTTTGGTTGACAATTT